AGCAGCAGTACAAATTGGCAGCCTCTTGCTTTGGACATGAGATGAAAGTCATTATCCATGAGAATCGCCACACACCCTCCTTTTGCTCCCAGTACTTCTACCCCGCCAACTTGACACGTGGGCTCATCGGTTTTGAACCGGGCCCAGTGACCGTCCTTGCACCTAAGTTAGGACGTGTTGCAGGCAAGTTTGGCTATGCCTTCGGCATGCCCAACCGTGACAATGTTGATCTCGCTATGGCGAAGGGGGCCGCACTTTCGTTGCTCCCTGGAGCTGAGGTGTTGCCCGGCTTGCGCCTGCTTATCAGCCATGCACTGTCGCGGACTAGGGAGGTCATACATCCTCGTGAGTATGAGTACTTCAAGCCGATTGACATCGGAGATGATTGGGGGTCCCTACCCCACATCTTATTACCTAATGATGACACCGATGTCATGCTCAATCACCGGTATGGCCTGACCGGTATGCAATTGGATGAGATGATGCAGGAGGGGCGACAGCAATTTGTGGACTTTTGCGTCGCCAGAGAGTGAAAACCCACGCCTCGGACCCGTTCAAAGTGCCCTATTTAACCGACGTGTGAATTACCTTTATGTGTGAACATAAACTTCGTAGACACGAGCAATGCCGAAGAAGGGAGTGAATGTCAAGAATGCGAAACGCAATGTTTTGGCTCGACGGAAAGCTAAGGCGCCAGTCAATCTTTCTAACACGAGCCAGAGTCGAAAGGTCGCGGGTCCTAATAAGGACGCGAAGTGGATGCAGCGAATTACAGGTACAGAGACCCTTGGAGCGCTGTTTGAACTGGATCAAGTGCAGAGCTTCGACTTTTGTCAGTTGGATTTGCACGGTACTCGTACCGGCAATCTTTTCAAGATTTATGAGAAGCACTTTGTGCACAAGCTCAAGTACCGATTCAAGCCGATACTTGGAGCAACAGCCAAGGGCCAGTTGTCTATGGCGTTTGAACATGACGTCACTGACTTGCCACCTACGCCTGATACTGCAATTGCCCACTTTGCATCATTTGCGGACAATGTCCTTGGGCCAATTGCTCAGGAACATAGCCTTGTGGTTCAGAACCGTAGGCTGCCCGATGGAGCCTTCCAGCACATGACGTTGTTTAATGACCCGTCTGACGGGGCGCGTGAGAGCTGCTTTGGCAGCCTCCGCACCTACGTCATTGGAACAGGTCTTGCCTCAACCGAAGCCGTGGGAACGCTGTATGTCGAGTACGACATTACATTCGTGA